AATTAAAAATGTCAATTCAGTTTTTTGTCCCACTGAAAAAAATTCCAAAGGTTACTCACCAGGATAAAATTATTTCGGTTAAAAATGGTAAACCAATTATTTTTGACTCACCAAGATTAAAAGAAGCAAAAAGCATTTTTGAAAATGGTCTTGCTGGGTTTGCTCCGAAACATAAAGATGAAATGTTAAATGCTCCTATTGGGGTGGAATTGTATTGGTGCTTTCCAGTGGAGAAAGATAAACAACCTGGTGACTATCATATTGTTAAGCCAGATGCTGACAACTTAGCTAAGACATTTATTGATAGGATGACTTATATGGGCTTCTGGAAGGATGACTCACATGTTAGCAAGATTGTTAGCGAAAAAAGGTACGATAAAATCAGTGGTGTTTTTGTTAAAGCTTACGAGCTATAAAAGAAGGTAGGATAACAATGGTTAAGAAGATTAAGAAGAAAAAGAGTAAACAAGATAAAAAAAGAATTAGCACCCAGGAACGTATTCAAGAAGAAATGGCCTTTAATAAACGTGCTAAGGATCTGGCCAGCTTGGTGAACTTAGAAAAGAAAGTTATGTTTGTTGATTGTGCATTGGCAATAGCGTGGACTTTAAGGCAAGATCATCATTTTGGTAAGAAACGTTTGATTGATTTCTTGGATAGATACCTGGATGTATTTACACGTATGGGGCGTGATAATGGTAAAGTATTCATCCATGGTAAGGACTTGTTAACAGTGCATGAGAAAAACTCAAAAGGCGCTATATACACGGCTGTAATTGGTCGTGGTAAAGGTGAAGAAATAAGGGATGAAGATGGCCAGGCCACTGGTGGTTATGGACGAAGAATAACTTATAAAGATGTTGTATGGGAAAAATTTGCTGGCAAGCCAGTAGATAAGCCAGCTGGTGAAGAAATGCTGGAGATCCCAGCACTTACTAAAATTTATGGGTTTGAAAAAGGAACTAAACCAAGGGTTAAAATCGTTGAATTTCAAGACGAGGAAGATCCAGAACGCTTACTATTACTTTCTTACGAATGGCTGAAAAAGAATAGTAGGGTTCAAGTCGAGTATAAAGCAACAGTTAGAAATGTTGGAAACTTAGACCTTGGAGATACAGTGGGAGTTTATAACCCTAAATTAGGAATTAAATACAAAACAAGAGTTTTCAAGGTTGTTAGAAACCTTACAGACAATAAGCTGACTGAATTTGGTATTGGTGACAAGGTTACAAGTTCACCATTTAGCAGGACTATAGAACTTGCTAAGGATGTTAAGAATTTTCAAAACGATACAATTTATTGGTTAGATAAGATAAGAGAAAGATTATCAGATAAGTTTCTAAATGAAGACGGTTATAACTATGATTTAAAAGCTAATAACAAATATGAATTGCCAGCGGGTTACTATTCTTTTGATAAACCAATAGATCAGAACCCAACCAAGGTAGTTTATATGGGTGCTGGTAAGATTGCTATAGCTAACACTAAGAAACCTAATGGAGAATGGAACTGGAGAACATTCCTTGATGGTGATGGGGCTACGCTTGATTTAATTAATGCGGGAATACTGAAAGCTGGGCGAATACAAGCGGCTGATGGTAAAAGTTATTGGGATTTAGATACTGGAGAATTCCACCTGGAACAAGGAATTGTTGAAAAGACATTCAAGAATATTGTTGAAGGTAAAGCCCAAGAAATTATTGATGAAGTTAAAAAGAGTATTCCTAACATGGAAGGACTTAAGGGGAAAGATGCTTATGTTCATAAGAAGTACTCTAACAATGCTGATGGTAGTAATATGAATGATGACTCTAACTCTAAGTATATTGGGATATATAGTGGTGATAAGAAAACACCACCAACAGATCCACGAGAATATAGTTGGACTAGAATACTGGGAGAAGATGGTGTCTCAGCATTTAACTTTAACTTATTAAAAGATACTCAAATTAAAGATAGTAGCGCTTATACGTTACATGGTGCAAACCCTATTATCAATGAAAAAGATTATAACGAGAAAAACTCTGTTGAAATTAATAACAACGGGTTGACTAGAAATTCTTGGAAAGGTATTTCGTTTAGGAGTGACAAGAAAGAATTTAAGCGCGGTGAAAAAATCGTTATCAGATTACCTATTTATATATTTGATGATGTACCATTGGATAACGGTTTGCACTTAGCTTTAAAATCGCATAAAAACAACAAGCAAATGGCTGGTTTTGACTTAGGTGCCAATACACCCCGCAACAAGTGGGTGGTAAAAGAGTTTGTGTATGAAGTTAAAAATGACTTTACCTCTTTGGATGATAACCTATTCTTTATGTTCTCAACAAAGAATGGCCACTTTAAGATTGCTGAACCTTATATGGCTTATGGAAATACAGTACCTCAAACGTGGATGCCTAACGTTGAAGATTTAAGGCCAGCAGCAACAACAAACCTAAATTATCTACCTAATTCAAACTTTGAACACAAGTTATTACACTGGAGTACAAACGCCATTAATAATGGTTTGGAATTGAATTTTGTAAAAAGTATAGATAATTTCGGTGATGGTATTCAAATCATTGGAACTCCAACTGATACATTTCGTGGGTTGGTAAGTGATCAGTTTAAATTTAGTGTTAAAAAAGATGATAAATATACAGTTTCTATGGATATGTTAAAAAATACTGAAAATGATATTGAAATAGAGATAAAACTATTTTTATATAAAAACAATGAAATTGTTGGCCAACAAGAACAAATAATGACAATTGGTTTACCAGGGATCAGCCAACGAGTAGCAACAACATTCACAGCTGAATATGACTTTGATAGCTGTATATTTGCGATATACAACAAACAAGACCAAGCTGTTGATTATTACTTGAATTGCTTAAAAATTGAAAATGGTGAAGATGTAACACCATGGCAACCATCGTTAGAAGATTTAAAAGCACATACCTTAACAACAAATGTTAGGTTTGAAGGTAAGTATGTAAATAAAAAGACAACTGGCGTTAAAGCTTACTTAGATGTATTTTATGACAATGTTCAACTAAACGAAGGTTTTGTATCAAGAATGAAGTATAGGGGCGCTGATCGAACTGAATGGAGCGAATTTGAAGAAGTTAGTGTAAGTGGAGATGGCCACATCCCAGCACTTGCCATCCCAGATGGAGAACAGAACGGTGAACCAATAGAGATAGTGGTGCTTACTACATGTAATGGTATTAGCAATTTAACAAGAGAAAGATTAGATGATAAACCAGATATAGTAGAAATTACTGACATCCTGGAAAAATACAAAACGTTTGATCATACTATGGAAAACTTTAACTCAACAATTGGAGAATTTAGAGAACAAGTAATAAATGGTGGTCGAAACTTACTAAAAGATAGTGCTGAAATGAACAATGTTATGCCAGTAATGAGTAATTGGCAAAGAACACTTCAGAATGGCACATTAGTAATGACTAAACATAATGTTGATGATAGCGAAGGCGTTTATTTTGTATTAGCTGATTTCTTGCAAAATGAATACCAAGATACTCAATTGACATGGAGCATCGATATTAAAGCTAGTAAAGATATTACATTCACTAGAATGGGCCAAGGTACTGGCGGGATAAAAGAAGGAACTTTTGAAATAACACCAGAATGGCAACGTTTTTCACACACCTTTACCAATAAATTTGAACGTGATATTACTTTCTTTTTAGAGGGTATGCAAGGTACTTGCGAAGAAGGCGATAAAGTTTACTTCAGATTTCCAAAAATTGAAAAAGGGCCAGTGGCAACGCCATGGACTCCAGCACCAGAAGACTTGAATTTAATCAAGGAAAGATTAGAAAGTAGCATTAATCAGACTAAAGATGAATTAGGTTTGATGGTTAAGAAAAATGAAGTAATAAGTTCAATCAACTTAAGCGTTGAAAAAAATGCTGAAGGCCAAGACGAAGGACTAGTTAAGATAAAAGGTAATATGATTGCTGATGATATTCATGGTAAAACATTTACTGGTAGTAAGTTCATCATCGGAGAAACTGGTATCTTAGATAGTCAAGGCTCTAATTTTAGGGTTAGCGCGCCACATAAATGGGGTGAAAATGCTGGTTATGGTATGCAGTTTAGAGGTTCTGAAGGTGATGGGCTTAACCAAGGTTTAAACATTTATAGGGTTGATGATGTAACGAACCCTAATAAACCGTTATATACACCCGCTGAAGTAGGGCTTTCAGTGTTTGGAGAAATACAAGGTGGTTTCCGTGCAAGTATATTTCCTGGAACTGGTAAGCTAACAGCGGTACTTGGAACAGCTGTAATGACTAATAGATATGGTGATACACCAGTAAGGGCCATTGGTGGTAATGGTAAACATGATACAACAAAAACGTTAAATCGTATCTCTTGGATTGGTTTAAAAACTGGGCGAGGTGGTACACATTTCTGGGTAAACGATGGAACGGGAACCCAAGCTGATTACGCCGTTGCTGTTGGTAGAGCTGACTCTGATAAACGATTGAAAGAAAATATTAAAGATTGTGAGCATAACGCTTTAGAAGTTGTTAACAAGCTTAAGTTTAAATCATTTGATTGGAAGCCAGATAAATTTGGATATACTAAGCCACATACTAATATTGGGCTTATAGCGCAAGAAGTAGAAAAGATACAAGCTGACTTAGTAGGTGAGAATGTAAACACGCTAACAATTGATGATTTCAGACTGTTACATATTACTACAAAGGCAGTGCAAGAGTTATCAGCTGAAAACAAAGAGTTGAAAGCTGAAGTTAATAGTTTAAATGCAAGGTTAGAACGACTTGAAAAGCTATTAGAGGATAAATAAACAACTAATAAATTTCTAGGGTGGTGATGGCCATGCGGTGATTGATTAATATGTAAGAACAATTAAATTTTATAGAAAGGCGGTTTTTTTAAAAAAGATGCACATTACATTAACCGAATTAGTTAACCAATATTGTGAACTATTTAACGATGCTTATATACATGCATTTGCGGGAGTAATAGTACTAGATATACTAACGGGAATGATAAAAGCTTGGGTGACAAAAACTTTAAATTCAACAATTGGGAGAAGGGGGTTAATCGAACATCTAGCAGTACTTGTGCTAGGTGTAACGGTTTATCCTTACTTAAATTTCATAGGTTTTGAAGAAGTAGCAGCAACGTTTATTTTCTTCTTTATAGCAACTTATGGATTGTCACTAATTGAGAACTTATCTGAAATTGGTGTACCATTTCCAAAAGGTTTGAAAAAACGATTGGAAAAAATAAAAGATCAATTTGACGAGGAGTGAAGCAATGGAAAAAATAATTAAATTCACTATAGAAAACACAACTAAAACTAGGGAAGTAGAAGAAATATATTCTGAACTTTATTCACATGATAGAAATAATGGACTTTTTGAGTTTGAGATTGCTAATGAGCAATTAGCTGGTAAGAACTTAATAGCATTATTCAAATTTGTAAAGACTGGTTCATATTGGAAAACTGAAGCGGTTGTTGAAGATAACAAAGCTAAAATTAAGTTTGATACTAGCTTAATCACTCAAAACGAAAAAGTAATTTGTTTCATCTATGTAAATGAAGAAATTAGAGATGCTGATATATTCAGATTTAAGTTTAATGTTAGGGTTTCGGAGATTGATAAAGCTAAGCAATTACCATTAAAAGAGCGTTTCTTTGCACATGGACTAATTGTTGATAGGGTTGATGTTTTAACTAAAGAAGACTTTGATAACGCCATTAAGGAAATTGAAAAAGGTAGTAAATTCCTAACGGAAGCCCAAGCGAATGAAAAGTATGCTTTAAAAAGCGATATACCTAACATTACTAATCTGGCAACAACAACAGAATTAGAGAAACGCGCTTTAAAGACTGAAATTCCAAACACTGAAACAATTGTAAATAAAGCAGTTGAAAAAGTTGAGAAAAAGGGTTATTTAACGCAACATCAGTCTTTAGCTGGATATGTTACTGAAACCCAGTTGGAAGGTAAAAATTATTTAACCCAACATCAATCGCTTAATGGTTACGTTACAGAAACCCAGTTGACTGAAAAAGGTTATTTGACTAAACACCAGGATATTAGTGGGTTAGCTACAAAGAAAGCTGTTGAAGATGTTGAAGCTAAAGTTACACAATTGGAAAATAGACCAGTGACATCAAGTTATGATGACACTGAAATTAAACGTAAAATCAAAGAATTAGAAGATAGACCAACAACAGCTAACATTGATACTTCTAATTTTGTAACAACTACTCAATTAGAGGATAAACATTACTTAACAGAACACCAGGATATTAAAGGACTTGCCACTAAAGAAGAACTTAGAAAAGCTTTCTTAGATGAAGAAGAACATGAGAAGTATGCTAAAAAAACTGAATTACCGCAACCATATAATGACACGGATATTAAGAGTAGGTTAACAATACTTGAAAATAAACCGAGTGGGAGCAGTTCAGAATTAAGAGGTCACGGTTTCCCAACAGATACACAAGCACCAATTGGAACAACTTACATTGATGAAGATGTAACAAATGGGGCGTTGAAATGGATAAAAACTAAAGAAAAATGGAAAGTAATTCAAGGTGATACAGGTTGGGTTAATGTACCTGTCAGAAATGTTCAAGTTAATACAAAAATGGAATTAAGACGTATTAACAATTTAGTGTATGTAAGATTTTTTAATGAGTTAGCTGAAGGTTTAGCAAAATTCACTAATTTATATAATGCAAACACAACAACACGTTACCTTACAATTTTTAAAGGGTTAGCTTCTTTTGGGTGGCGACCGTCAACAGCACAAATACAAGTAATTTTTCCAGAAATTAATCAAGGTGGAAATGATTATATTTACAACACATCTCAACCTCCACAACCTTATTTAAGGTTAAAAACTATTGGTACAGGGTTAAATGTTGATATGCAACTTGACGAATTCGTTATAACTAATAACGATTTAGGGGTTTACATTAATTCATTTAGTTATTTAACTGATGATGATTGGACACCTAGCTTAAATATTATTTAGAAAGGAGGTGAAAACTATGATAAATTGGAAAGTACGTTTTAAGAATAAACGCTTTGTAATAGCATTTATAGCTGGTCTATTGCTATTAGTGAAGCAAGTATCTGTATTGTTTGGTTATAACCTAAATACAGAATTATTCAGCACCAACATTAATAATGTTGTCGATGCTGTTTTTTTATTACTTGGATTGTTAGGGATAGTTAACGATCCTACAACACAAGGTTTCAGTGATAGCGAACAAGCTATGACTTACGAAAAACCAAAACAATAATTTATAATCAAAGGAGATAATAACATGGCTGATATTTATAGTTCATATTTCAAACAAGGAATTTACTTTGCGCCCCCTAAAAACTCAATACGAGGAATAGTTTTACACAATGATGCAGGAGGTAACAGCGCCCGCCAATACGAAGGTTTTTTACGTGATAGAGTAAATAATGGTACTCTTGCGAATGGGTTTGCTGCTTATTACGTTGATAGAAATGATACGTTTGTATTCCAACCAGTAAATTACCAAGAGTGGCACACGGCAACTTATGAAGGTAACGCCAATTATATTGGAATTGAAGCTTGTCAATCAATGAGTGCATCTGATGAAGATTTCATTGCTAACGAAGATGCAGCGCTTATGATTGCTGGTGAGTTGTTAGAGTCTTATGGATTGCCAGTAAATGAAGATACTGTAAGATTACACCACGAGTTTAGTCCTACAGCGTGTCCACACCGTTCAATGGAATTACATGCGAATGGTGGTGCTTATTATGGGGCTGGAACTCAAAATTGTAAAGCTTATTTCATCGATAGAATTAAGAAACTAAGAAGCGGTGAAATAGAAATTGGAGATACTACAGATGTTGCTGAAGTAGTTGAAAAATCTATCCTGGATGAAGATGTTGAGTTGCCAAAACGTGACCAAGCATACTATGAAGCAACAGTATCAATCGATTACTATTTGGAAAGTCAACCATCTTTAGATAGTGAAGATAAAGAGTTTGTCGCTGCTGGTACAAGAGTAAGAGTCTATGAGAAAAAGAACGGCTGGAGTCGTGTAAATTATAAAGACTCTGACCAATGGATCGAAGACAAATATTTAACTGAATGTGAGTAATAATTTAATTATGGCCATTTAATATGGTATAATTAAAATGTTAAGTGCCATACTTAACGATTTCATATTACTCCCTAATAGTTGAAAAAACCTACCTTAATTGGTAGGGCTTTTTTTTATGCATAATTTCCATTACTATAGAAAGTTTTAAAAATTTCCGTTAAAAAATTAAAAAAAGTTCATAAAAACTATTGACTTTATACCTTATATAGAGTATAACAATAAATGTAAGGAGGTGAAGCAGTGAATAAACGTAAGAAACTAAAAAATAAAAAAGAAGACTTACAACAAATTAAATTAATCAGATTGTCTATAATATTAGCGGTATTACAGATTATAAAATCTCTGATAGATTTAATTGCGAAAATCTTCTAAAATCAAAAAGGGAACGGGGTTTACAAAAACCCCAAGTACCTTACGTTATTCACATTATATCATGAAAAAAGAAAAAATACAAAAAATACAAATGGTGATATTGGTACTTGGAATTATAGCAACAATAATTTCAATAGTTTTAAGTTTTATATAGAGGTGTACAAATGGATAAAATAATTAAAGAAATAGAAGAATTATTAAATAGCGATGTTACAGATTACAGAATTTCTAAAGATACTGGGATCACATTAAGTGTTATCCAAAATTATAGAAGTGGTAAATATGCATTAGAGAATATGACTTTGAAGATTGCTAAAAAATTATACGAATACAAGGAGAAAATAAACATGACAAACTATGGAAAAATGATAACAATTGTAAATGAATTAGTATTAGAGGATGGAGCTTTTGTATCTTATTGGAGTGAAGATAAAATCAATGATATTATTACAGTTTATTCAGTAGAAGAACTAAAAAGCCACTTATCTAATGTTAAAGAAGAAGATTTTAACAAATTAGTATTTCAAGTAAATTTTGAAAATCAAGACAAAGATTATCAATTTAATTTAAACGATTATGAAGCGGTTAACAATAAGAATGAAGTAGTTTTAAAATTCTTACATAATGAAAGATAAATAAACTAAGCCCTTATTACAAGGGCTTTTTTTCTATAGGGAAAAAATAGGGAAAAACCATCTAAATGGTCGATAATTTCTGTTGTTTTTCCTATGTTTTGCAGTAGTTAAGGAATGTGTTCTAATAAGCTTAGAATATGCTGTATTTATGCTTTTTTAGGTTTTTTACTTTATCAATTTCCCTTCACATGATATAATATTTTATTATATTACAAAACGCTGCTAATCATTGATTTAACAGCGTTTATTTTTATCTAATTTCGGTTATAGGGAAAATATAGGGAAAGCTTTTTCTAATTTATTATGAAGGTCTATTTTCATATTTGCAGTGACATGGGTATAAATGCTAAGTGTAATGCTGGTATCAGAGTGGCCAAGTCTTTCAGATATTACCTTGATTGGTACTCCAGCTTCTATGAGTAGAGCTACATGTGTATGTCTGAACATGTGAGAGGTTATATTTTGTGCTGATAAATGATTAAGGATTGTGTTGTAATGAACACAGAACACAAATTCTTTATTTGAAATAAAGTCTAATAATATTTTAAGAACATAATCAGAAACTTCTATTGTCCTAATACTACTTAATGTTTTTGGCGCTGATAATTTCCCGTTCTGTAATTTAGTCTTATTAATAGTTATAGTCTTGTTAACAAAGTCTACATCTTTTGGAGTTAGGGCCAGGACTTCACCTATTCTAAGCCCAGTATGTAACTGAATAATGGCCACGTTACGTACAGTATTATTCTTAATACTTGCCAGGATCCCTGGTATTTGATCCTTTTCTAAGTACTTAATCTTTTGTAACTCATTGGCTTTTTCTTCTTTGGTAAGCTTAAACTCTAAGTTCACATCGAAGCTTTTAACATAATATTTCTTTATAAACTTAAATAGGTTGTTGAACATCCTAACCATAAATTTTATGGTTTCTGGAGAATATTGGCCCCTAAAATCAATTAGCATTCTCTCATATTTAATCTTGGTTATATCTTCTAGTTTTTCGTTATCGTTTAACTTTTGCAAATAAGATTTATAAATTAAATATGAATGATGGGTTAACGTTGCTTTCTTAAACTCCAGGAACTTTCTTTTATAATATCCCAGTAATTTCACTTCAGAAGCGGGGTTTAAAATCTTTTCAATCTTAGCTTGTAATTGTTCGTAAGCTTCTTTTTCCGTTGCACGAGTCTTATTATTCTTAACGATAGAAACACGCCTTGTATTACCATCATTATCCTTGAACGATTGAATATATCTATACTTACCATTATGGGTTGTTTCTTTGTACAATTAATACACATCCTTTCTTTATTATTGCTAAGATGTGTGATATAATTAAATTATTGAGCGAGGTTCGCTCCACATCTTAAGTAATTTTGAGAGTAATATTATTATGTGACGACTTAATAATACTCAAAATGGACTTACAGTTGATAAACTCACAACTCTTGGCGGGGGCGTGAGTTTTTTTATTTGTAAATTATCAACACGAAATTCACGCGAAATTCACGCGAAAATATATACATAAAAAGCCTTTATAATGGTCTTTATAAGGTTTTATATGTTTAAACCAACACGAAAAAAAACACGCTTTTTATTTGTCTAGTTTTTTACTAATATCTTTCAATATAGAAATGATTTCATCGTTTTGTTTTTCCAGGTTGTCTTGTTGCTTGATAAGTATGTAATTTTGAGTTGTGATAGTTCTTAGCAACTCATTATTTCTTGTTTCAACATGCTTTGTAGGTGATAGTAAATTGGAATATTCAACTCCAGCAGCATACCTTAAACTCTCTTTAGTTTCCTGGTTAACATTATCCAGGTTAAATTTTTCTAATTCCATATCAAGTCTAGCATTCTTTTCATCTTGTTTAGCTTGATTTTCAGCTTGTAATAGCTTAATTCTTTGGGCTTGTAATTCCTCTTGTTTTTTAATATTATCTTGAATTTTATCAATTATTCCCACGTTATTCACCTTCTTTCTATATATATTTAATTCTTTCTTCTTTAAAACTTCCTTCTTAACTCAACAACTTTCCCAATAATAACTACTGGTTTAGTAATAACTTCTTCATTTGAAAAGTACATAGGCGAGTATTCTGAATTATTAGATATTAGCATTATTCCATTATCAAGCTTTTCAAATTTTTTACAAGTAGCATCATCTCCATTTACTAGAGCGATTATTATATCTCCATTGTTAGCTGTTGATTGTTGCCTCACTATAACAGTATCTCCATCATTTATATCTGGCTTCATACTATCACCTTTAATTCTAAGTCCAAAAAAATCACCTTGATTTTTCCATGATTGAGGTATTTCCTCATAGTCTAATATATCCTCAACGGCTGATATAGGTATTCCTGCCGCTACTGTTCCCAGTACTGGAATTTTAATTCCTTGTTGTACTTGCGTTGGTTCGTATTCCATACCTAATAAGTAATTAGGTGTAGTATGTAAAGCTGAAGCAAATTCTTCTATCTTATTAAGAGGTAATTCTCTAGTACCATTAAAGTATCTTGATATAGCAGATTTTGCTATTCCTACTCGGCGTGCCAATTCACTCATTGACATATTTTGTTCTGTTGTCAATTTTTTAACCAATGCTACTACTTCACTGTTAGTATTCATTTTAATCACCTCCTATTAATAATTATATTATAACATCGTCCCCTTTTGAATACAAGAATTATCAAAAAAAAACATTTTTTATTTTTTTTTAAAAAAAGTGTTGACAAACGAGAACAATAATGTTATTATTAATTTGTGCTCGAAAGAGAACGAATAAATAGAAAGGAGCTATTATGAGATTAGATATTAAAAGATTAAAAGCGGAAAGAGTTGCAAAAGGATTATCTCAAGAGGAAATGGCTACTAAAATGGGGTGGAGTTCAAGAACGCCCTATGTTAAAAGAGAATTAGGTATAATTGATATTGGTATAAATGAATTTCTAAAAATGATAAAAATTCTAGGTTATACTGAAAATAATTTATCTATTTTTTTTACAGAAGACGTTCCCGAAAGAGAACAAAAAGATTCTTAGCAAGAAAACTAAAACTTCCTTATTTCTAAGAGAGGAGAAAGGAGGAGAGAAATGGAGATAAAGAAAATTATATTTCTAGATGATACCTATTTTGAAGATTGTACTTTGTCAAATGATATTCCAAAAGAAATAGCCGAAGTATCAAGTAGTTTTGTGAAGTTAACCATTGATAAATCGACTATTAAATATGTAAATTTGGATTACATACAACTAATTATACCTAAGAATTTAAAAGTTATTTCTTCTTAGCGGTTTTAGTTTGTGATAAAGCACTACCTGCTACTGATTTAGAAATTTTACTTGATCTACCATCACGTAATATTTTACTAGCTTTAGTGGCAACACTTTTAGATGTTTGTTTTTTATTTACCATATATAAAATTCCCCTTTCTAAAGTATTAAGTATTTCATCGAAAAGGTTTAGTAGTAGAATTTAATTTCCAGGAAATACTCAAATAAATTATAGCATAATGGTAAAGAAAGGTCAAATTATTATGAAAGAGTTTTACAATGTATTAAAAGAACGTTTAGAAGAAACGAACATGTCTGTATATAAGTTGTCAAAAGAGACAGGAATATTTCAACAAACATTATATGCGTTAGTCAATGGTAACACATCAAGTCCTAGACTAGATCACGCTGTTAAGATAGCTAAGGTATTAGATATTGACTTAAACAAATTGAAAGAAGGTGTTTAAATGCAAGAACCTTACAATGCTTACCTGGATAAGATAGAAAACCCAGATCATTGGATAAGTAGAAATGAGTTAAAAAAATTCTTACAGATGGATAAGTCAAAAGACAAGTTCAACAAGTTCATTAAAGAAATAGAAAGCTTAGATAATTCATTCTTATATATCCAGGGAACGCTAACAACTAATAAGACTTACAACAAGGTAAGAATTTACAACTATATTAATCAAGTCAACAGAGAAAGGGAACGCGAAAATGCTAAAAACTAAAATAAAAAGAAAAATCAAAAAGGATAAACTAAATGTAATTTATTGGACGGTGCTGGTCGTTAGTGCTTGCTTCTTAATGCTAACTAATATTGATTGGCAATTAATTGGCGGGATAGCAACAGGAACAATAGCAATAGTTCAATTCTTGTTTGATAAAGATTTCACTAAAAAATATTTTGAATAAGGAGAAAAAGAATGCAAAAACAACATTATGAGTATTACACCCCAATTATAGAATGGGCTGAACAAAAAGGAATACTAGAAACTGGTAGACTTACCAAGCAATTGCTTAAGTCAAGTGAAGAATGCCTGGAATTACAAACAGCTATAGAAAGCTATGAGAATGGAAATAAAGAAGCCATTGAAGAAATTAAGGATGCAATTGGTGACATATATGTAACGTTGGCCATCTCAACAAGAATGAGAACAAAGAACCCTTATATAATCTTTAAATTGATTAAGCTTACTGATCACAGATTACCAATGGCAGTCGATTATAAATATTATATCGTGGAACTAAAAAGGTTAGATCTTAGCTTGTACGATACTTTCATTTCAGAGTCAATAACAAACTTAGACCTAAAAATTGCTAAGTACGTTGAATTTCTGGACTTTATCGCTAAAGATTACAACTTAACACTTTGCGAATGTATAGAAGCGGCTTATAACGTGATTTCAAAACGAACTGGAAAAATGATTGATGGTAGTTTTGTAAAAGAAAAGTAGGTGTTAGTATGACTGACAAAGAGAGGAATAAAAATATTGATAAGAAGGCGGTTGGCCAACGAATTAAGCTTATAAGAATGAGCAAAGGCTTCACCCAAGAAACATTTGGCAAGTTATTAGATGTTGATAAAGCTAGTACATGCAAGTGGGAAAAAGGGATCACATTACCTAACGCAAAAAGGATGGCAAGCATTTGTAAA